CAAAGTCACTAAAGTCCTCTTCGCCAAAGTTATCGTCACTGTAATCAGCAAAATCATCTACTTGTGCTGGGTTACGTGTTGGGTCACCAAAGTCATCTACTTGAGCACCAAAGTTGTTATCTGAGTAGTCCTCAAAGTCATCCACCTGAGCAGGTGCTTGAAACTCTGCAAAGTCATCTACCTGTGCTGGTGCCTGGTATTCTGCAAAGTCATCCACTTGTGCAGGTGCAGGCCCTGGGCCGAATGCATCCAGACCTGGATCTTCTGTGCCAAAATCGTTGTTAGTATAACCGCTAAAATCATCTACCTGTGCTGGAGTATTGATTTCAGCAAAGTCATCTACCTGTGCAGGTGCTTGGTAATCAGCAAAATCATCCACTTGTGCTGGAGCAGGTCCTGGGCCAAATGCATCCAGACCAGGATCCTCTGTGCCAAAGTCGTTGTTAGTATAACCGCTAAAATCATCCACTTGTGCAGGTGTGTTTATTTCTGCGAAGTCATCTACTTGTGCTGGTGCTTGATAATCAGCAAAATCATCTACTTGTGCTGGTGCTTGAAACTCAGCAAAGTCGTCAACTTGTGCAGGTGCTTGATATTCAGCAAAATCATCAACAGGAGTTACGTTTCTACTTGGCCCACTAAAATCATCAACTTGGGTAATACTAGTTCCGCCGAAGTCATCAACTGCAACTTGTGGTTGTACAGGCCGAGCTGGTGGTGGAGCCGGAAATGGATCTGGTTGCTCTGCTGGGGCTCTGCCTCTATCATCTAAAAATTCGCCACCGCCTCTACTTCCTACAGGTACGGTAGCTTGTTCTACTCCTGGACGCCTTGTGCTGGCAGGAATTGGTGTTACTTCTGTGTAACTATCACCATACGCATCAGTAAAATCTACATCATTGTCTTGTTCTCTTGCTGGTCTTGCTGGTGGCGGTGCTGGAAAAGGATCTGGTGCTGGTGCTGGATCACGACCTCCATTTCCAAATGCTTGACTTGCAATAGTTCCTCCGCCTTGAAATGACGTACCCGAACCTGTTGTGTTTGTTGCAGTTTGCGTACTTGGAGGACTTGTTACTACTGGAGTTGGTGTATCACTAAAAGCAAACTGTGAGCCGGCACTACCGCTAGTGTTTGTTGCAGTTTGCGTACTTGGAGGACTGGTTACTACTGGAGTTGGTGGTGTCGTATATGCCCTGCCAGTGAATGGATTAATACTTGGTGTTGAGCTAACGCTGGATACAGTTGCAGGTGGAAGATCATTGCCAGCAAATGCTGATCCAGATCCTGCAGAATTTCTTGCAGTGTTTGAGGATTGAGGGTTTTGTGACTGCTCACTAGTAACCCTACCAAAGTTGGCATTACTAGCACGAGTACCAACAGAATCATTAGTATAGTTTCCTAAATCACTAACAGATACTCGAGCCAAAGTTGCTAGTGTACTAAGGGTCGCATTTGGATATTGTTGTGCTAGTGCATTCATTCTAGCGGCTTTTGCTGGATCGTAACCTGCCATGTAAACTCCTCTACTCTTATTTATGGTAACCAAAAAGTGCGTAGTTAATGATTGACTTTTGATAAGTAATGTTGTATAATACATAATGTATTAAGGCAAAGGAGAATTATATGCCACCGGTGAAAGCACCTAAGAAAGTAAACTATCTAAACAATAGAGACATACTCAAAGAAATTCATAAAAGCAAAAGCACTTACTGTTCGTATCTTGAAAAAGAGTATGCACAGTTTGATATTATTGTACCTAGTGTGGACAAGATCAATCAACGTACAGTTGCAGAAGCAAGACGCAACAAAGCAGATAGGATTAAAAGACTAACTGGAGAGATACTCGATCCAACAAAACTGAACAACCAAGAACTGGTTTTTCGTGTTGTATGTTGGGAACATATACCAATGGTTCCAAAAAAACTTACCAAAGCACAAGAAAAGAAAAAGTCCAAACTAGAAGAACTGCTAGAGATGGATGATGTTGATGTTGAAGATGATGGATTGCAAGAACTAATGAGCGATGTTGAGCAGGATCTTAACTATATAAAACTTAACTTTCCTCCATTCTGGCATTATATGATTGATGAAAACAAAGTGCCGTATATTGTTGGCAAATCACACTGGCTTGGCGGAATGGAAAACGGGCACTTCTCGAAAGACCATGGCAAAATGACTGACAAACTAGCACACATGTTTATTAAATTATGCGAACGTTATGCCACACGTTCAAACTGGCGTGGTTATACCTACAACGAAGAAATGCGTGGACAAGCATTGCTACAACTTTCTCAGATTGGCTTACAGTTTGATGAAAGCAAAAGTCAAAATCCATTTGCATATTACACTGCCGCCATTACAAATAGTTTTACAAGAGTGTTAAACATTGAAAAGAAGAATCAAAACATACGTGATGATATACTAGAACAAAACGGTTTGAATCCAAGTTGGACTAGACAGTTTAACAATTCACCAGATGCAAAAAAACTACAACCAGCAGAAGCCGCTAAAAAATAGGACACACATATGGGTTTGTTTAAGAAAGCTCTAGTGTTTACAGATATCCACTTTGGCATGAAAAGCAACAGCATCATGCACAACCAGGACTGTGAAAACTTTGTAGAATGGGCGGTACAACAAGGCAAAATACACAACTGCGAAACTGCTATTTTCATGGGAGACTGGCATCATCATAGAGCAAGTTTAAGTTTGCAAACTATGAGCCACAGTCTACGTGCATTAGAAAATCTTTCAAGAAGTTTTGACATTACATATTTTATAACTGGCAATCATGACTTGTACTACAGAGACAAACGTGACATATACAGTTTTGAATGGGCAAAGCACATACCAAATCTAAAGATATGCAATGATTGGTTTCAAGAAGATGATGTAATACTGTGTCCTTGGCTAGTTGGTGATGACCATAAACAGATAAAAACTGCAAGTGCCCAGTACATGTTTGGCCACTTTGAACTTCCGCATTTTAAAATGAATGCAATGGTTGAGATGCCTGATCACGGTGAGATCAAAAGCGAACACTTCCAACAGTATGGCACAGTGTTTAGTGGACACTTTCATTTGCGTCAACAGAAAAACAACATAAACTATATTGGCAATGCATTTCCACACAACTTTTCAGATGCTGGCGATGATCAACGCGGTTGCATGATACTTGAATGGGGCAAAGAGCCAGAATACATTGCTTGGCCGGATCAACCATTGTACAAAGTATTAGACTTGTCACAGGTAATTGACTATGCTGATACAATACTAAAGCCGAATATGCACGTTAGAGTAAATTTGGATATTGAAATATCCTATGAAGAGGCAAACTATATCAAAGAACAGTTTGCAACCAAATACAAACTGCGTGAGATGGCACTTATACCTAACAAACGCAGTGCGTTAGAAGAAGAACTACAACCCGGAGACATAAAGTTTGAAAGTGTTGATCAAATTGTAACTGAACAGATTATCAACATTGACTCAGAATTTTACGACAACAAACTGTTGTTAGAAATATATAGGAGTTTGTAGTTGAACATTTCGAATGTATTAACTAATGCCCTTTCGGATAAATTTAACATACTTGATAAATTTGCATTACCTTTAGTAGACCATGATTTTCAGTTGGTTTCTGATAGGTTGTTGCAAACAAAAAAAGATGTATATGCACACAATGACCGTTATATTATCAGTCATTTGGATACAGACTATTATCTTCCAAGTTGTCCGTATGGATTGAGTATGTTTAATTTGGTTAGAACGTTTTTACACAATGATATATCGTTGAATCTATTAATACTAATTACAAACCATAAGAATATAAAACAAGAATTTGAGATACTGATACCTACAGAGATGCAAGAACATAATTTTCCTACTATCATAGACAATTGTTTAACTGTTAATAATACAGTAAGACTAGGATTGAACCAACAAGAATGCAACGTTGACGAATCATCAATTGTCAAACATGGTGTATCAATGATTGGAGTAAACCGAATACACAGAAATATGCTATACAATATGCTGGTAGAAAGAAATTTACTAGATGCATATGCAGTTTCTTACAAAGGAAATAACTAATGTTTCATCGAGTATACACAAAGCCATTTACTCGGATCAACGAAGCATGGAACTTTAGTAACCAATTTGACTCGTCTGTTGGAGAAACACATCGAGATCCTCTTATTGAAGGCAAAACAAACGAACATCAAAAAAATAAAAATATTTTCTGTGATTTTTACAAATACTTTGCAATTGATGTTGTAACTGAAACAGTTTATAACTATCCTTATCCACAAATTACAGAAAAAACCATAAGACCTATTGTTCATAAAAGGATGTTTATCATTGTAGGTCCGCCAGGGACATTGGCTCAAATACAAGACAAAGGCTTTAAAACTTTTGCACCGTTTATCAACGAAGAATACGACACTATTCAAGATCCACACAAACGTATGGAATGTATTGTTGAGGAACTTACTCGTATAAGCAAGTTTTCGATTGACGACATACGCGAAACTATGTTACAATACAAAGATACTTTGAAACATAACTATGATCATTATCATTGGTTATGCAATAACGAGATTCAGCAGATTGTAAACAAAATATGATTCAAATCAAAGACTTGACAGTCAAAAACTTTATGAGTGTGGGCAATGCTACACAGGCTATTAACTTTGATCGACAGGACCTTACACTGGTACTCGGAGAGAACATTGACTTAGGTGGTGATGGATCTCGTAACGGCACAGGTAAAACCACAATAATAAATGCACTAAGTTATGCACTCTATGGCGAAGCACTTACAAACATACGTCGTGATAATCTAATAAACAAAACCAATTCAAAAGGCATGATGATAAGTCTAGACTTTTGTATCGGCGAACAATGTTACAGAATTGAACGCGGACGAAAGCCCAATGTGCTAAAATTTTACATAAATGATAGTGAACAAGAAGCAGATGACTATGCTCAAGGCGATAGCAGAGAAACACAAGGTGCTATACTAAAATTATTGTGTATGAGTCACACCATGTTCAAACATCTTGTGGCACTAAACACCTACACTGAGCCGTTTTTGAGTCTCAAACAAAACGACCAAAGAGAAATTATAGAGCAACTGCTGGGTATTACACAACTAAGTGAACGTGCTGACAAGATTAAAGAACTAAGCAAACGCACACGTGATGACATCAAGCAAGAAGAGATGAATATCAAAGCATTACAAACTGCTAACGACAAAATAGGTGACCAAGTAAAAGCCTTAAAACGCAGACAAACACTTTGGATGAACAAAAAAGCAGAAGATGTAAAAAAGTTTGAGACTGCAATAGAAGATCTTGCACACGTAGATATTGATGCAGAATTAGCTGCTCACGCCGACCTCCTAACTTGGACTGAACTAAACAATACACAAACACAATTACAAAAAGATATTGCCGCACTAAATGCACAAGTAAGTAGGGCAGAGAAAGATGTAAACAGGACTAAAAAAGCATTAGAAAGTTTAGAATCTGGAACCTGTGATAGTTGCGGACAAAGTGTCACGCATTTACCTACACATCAACAACAGGTTGCAAAAGCACAGGAGGAGTATAATGGGTCAAGTGATTTCCTTAGCGAAATACAAGAAGGAATTACTGCACTCAAGGCAGATAAAGCGGAGGTTCCAGCGAGACCAAGAGTTTTTTATGATAGCCTGTCTGATGCACACAATCATAGATCAACTTTATCCTCACTTGAAACACAGTTGCAAAGCAAACGTGCAGAAGCCGATCCTTACGTTGATCAAATAATCGAAATGCAAACCACTGCCGCCGCTGAGATTTCATATGATAAACTAAACGACTTCACAAGACTACATGATCATCAAGACTTTCTACTAAAACTATTAACAAACAAAGATAGTTTTGTACGTAAACGTATTATTGATCAAAATCTAAGTTACTTGAATAGTAGACTCACACACTACTTGGATAGGATAGGATTACCACACACAGTCATATTTCAAAACGATCTTACAGTAGAAATACAGGAACTTGGTAGAGACTTGGACTTTGATAACTTGAGTAGAGGTGAACGCAACAGACTTATTATAAGCATGAGCTGGGCATTCCGTGATGTTTGGGAAAGTTTGTATGGTGCAATCAACTTACTGTTCATTGATGAGATGATTGATTCTGGTATGGATACATCAGGAGTAGAAGCCGCACTTGCCTTGCTTAAGAAAATGGCAAGAGAACGTAGCAAAAGCATTTGGCTAGTATCGCACAAAGATGAACTAGCAGGACGTGTGAATAATCTGTTGAAAGTTGTTAAAGAAAACGGCTTTACAAGTTATAGTACGGATATAGACATAGCATGAATGTGGGTAAGCAATTTGCCTTCCTATACGGAGCAAAACAATCAAAAGATCTTATTGATATAAGAAATATTGCATATAATCTATATCAAGGATCACGTAGTGTACGTGATCAAACAGTAATCAAATTTCTAGACACACTTCACGATTCAAATTACAATAACAAATGGAATATGCAGAAGATTTTTGTAAACGAATTTGCATCTTGGATTGGAACAGATATGTCTAATTACGACGTAGATTACAGTGCAGGAACCACACAAAGTTTTGATAGTTTTTACCTACGACATAGAAACAAAAAGTTTCGTTGCTACACTGGCGAATATTTCTATCATTTAAAAACTTGGACAAGCAATGATATATCATGGAGTTTTGTGACTGATGCTGATCAACTGCAATCTGGCGACGCACTGGTACTAAGTTTTCCTTTTTGTGATACAGGAAATTTTTATGATATTGATAAAATTTTGAACATATGCGAAAGTTTAGACATACCAGTTTTGATAGACATGGCATACTATCCTCTAACTGATGCACCACCTTTTAGGTTCTTACAAACATGCATTGATACTATTACATTCAGCCTTAGCAAGATTTTTCCAATAGCCAACTATCGCATTGGCGTAAGATACACTAAGAAAGATATATACGACGGTCAGAAACTGCATGATGATATCAATTACAATAATTTTGCAAGTTGTTACTTAGGTTATGAGCTTATAAAAAAGTACAATGTAAATTACATTGCTTCAACATACAGGCAAAAACAATCACAGGTAAGTAAAGTCTTTGATATCGTACCTAGTGATAGTGTAATTTTTGCTTTGGGCAATAATGACTGGAATAACTACAGTAGAAGAACATTATTAGATGCTTACAAACTACAGTTTGCACCAGAAAATTTTGAAAACAGAATCTGTATAAACACAGTGTATGAAAATTGGAGACTGTTCAATGAACTTGAAGTTACACTTTAAAAACATCAGACACAATCCTTGTTGTAAGATTCTAGTAAACAATCTAGAACTCTATAGCGGACAAGTAAAACCTGATTATGACTTTGATATTGATCTTACCAATACAGTAAGTTTAGAAATAGTACACTTTGATAAAAATCCAGAAGATACCATAGTAGATCATGATGGCAAGATTATAGATGATCGTAGTTTTGAACTAGAAAAAATCTATGCTGACCAACATGACTTTAAGGAACTAATTTGGAAAAGTAATTTTACTGACACCGCAGGTAAGATATACAATAGCTGTCTGTTTTTTGGACCAAACGGAACTTTTAAAATTAAATTTACAATACCAGTACTAAGATGGATATTACAAAATTCAGAGCATATAGAAGACTGGGAAGATGATTATCCTTATTACGAAAAAGCATTTACTATGCTAGAAAGCATCAATGACTAACATAGAACTTATAAAAGAAATAAGTTGGGTATTAAGCCTTGCTAGTGCAAAAAATAAACTAGACATGCCAGGAGAGTATGTTTGGGCATACCCTAAGGATGAAAACTTTAGTGAGTTGCAAGCACGTAGTCGGAGTATTTTTAGCAGTGGAAATTCAATCAAAGATCCTACGGTAATTGAATATGTTCAAGCATGCAATATCAATCAGTATCTACGTGACCCGTGGATAGTAAATGCGTTTGAAGAAAATTTTGTTTCTTGGTTAACTGCGAACACTAAACATAACTTGCTGAATATTGAGCTCTATAAATACATAGCCTTCAGTGCCGGTACTCAAGAAAGTTTTACAAACTTCTATCTAAAAAATCGCAATAAGAGATTTCGAGTATTACGTGGAGAATATTGGTGGCACATGGACGTCTGGTCTGCACTTGGTATTGACTGGGCATACATTGAAGATGATGATATACAAACCAATGATATCACCATTTGTAGTGTTCCTTTTGCTCTTACTGGTAAAAAACACAAATATCTTGATAGCATACTTGAACAGTCTCGCAAAAAAAATTGTGAAGTGATGCTGGATTTTATCTATCTACCAAACAGCACTAGCCCAATAGAAATAGACCTAGCACACGATGCAATTAGCGAAATTACATTTAGTTTTAGTAAAACATTTCCAGTTCAGTGTGCAAAAATTGCAGTTCGTCTAACCAAAAACAAACCAAATGACGCAATGCAAATAAGCAATGACGAAAATATTTGTAACAGACTAAGTGCAGGTTTAGCATACAATATGATACAAAAATTTCCTGTAGACTACATGCCAAGAAAATATGCAAACAAACAAAAATTTTGGTGTGACAAATTAGGTTTGGATACTTCACCGGTTGTACACTTTGCCACAGGCGAGGATTATGGACGACCGGCATGGTTTAGTAAATTTAATAACCAACAAGGTAGATATAATCTTGGAATGCTATTTGAAAATGAAAAGCTATTAAAAAGCCTTGGATACTTAGATGACCTGGACGTATAAAAATAAAGAGGTTACTGACATTCCTGCAGAGTTCATTGGGTTTGTCTACTTGATAACAAATACAACAAATGATAGAAAGTACATTGGCAAGAAACTTACACAGTTCAAACGCAGTAAAAAGCCTCTTAAAGGAAGAACAAACAAACGTAGATATACAGTTGAAAGCGATTGGAAGGATTACTACGGAAGCAGTGATGAACTATCGGCAGACGTAATAGTATTAGGAAAAGACAAGTTTAAACGTGAAATAATGTTTTGGTGCAGTAGTAAAAGTGAACTAAGTTACATCGAAGCACGAGAACAATTCACACATAAAGTATTAGAATCAAAACAATGGTATAACGGGCACATACGGGTGCGTGTACACCAAAAAGGCATATTAAAAGAGTAAATTAAACCCCCAGATTATATTGTCATAAACAAGTATGACACAGGCACACATAGAGCTATGCTCAGAGCAACTTTTTAAATTTCCCAAGCTAATATGACATCGTTTGATCGAGGATGCTCGATCCACCTTGAGGTCTGCCAACGTCAGTTGTAGCCGACAGAACTGGTGTGTCAAAGGATATAGCTAACTTAAGGCTAAAATGATATGGGCTCTGTGAAACAGATACAACCCATGCGTTAGTATACTTCGCTTGAATGGGTATACATAACGTTCCGTTGTGAGACAAGGCTAGAGTAAGGGGTACAGCACAACCGCCCCTGTTACAATGTAAATCTCTTTATTCATGTGACTGGACCAACTCAGATGATGACAGTTAACTTGCCCGTAGTAGGGCAAGTATGACTAAACTATCTAGATGATAACGGAGTAACTGTTGCTGAGCTTTAGCGAAGCAAAAGATGTCTTTAGACATCTAATAAGTATGCTTATGGGATTGATTAAGTTTAAACATTATACAAAAAACATAGCAATAGTACGCAATCATAAATGCAGTACCACGACTATGTTGAGTTACGTAGCACAAGCACTGTGGAACGCAGATCCAAAAGAAGAACAGTTCTATCAGAACTTTCAAAACGAACGTCCAGGGGTTTATAATAAGGCTAGGCAATTTGACGAGTATAAGGCGGATCTGCTTGATGCTGATCTACGTATTGCACTGTGGCGTGATCCAATTGAAAAGTTTGTGAGTGGTTTCCATCATACAATGAGCAATCCTGCAAATAAAAACTTGTGGATTAAAACTCCAAGTTTGTTAAACTTTGTTAAAGATATTGATGTGTATAGACAGAATCCAAATGTAGCAGATCATTGCGAAACAAACACCGCACGATTAGGCAAAGACAAAAGCATTTACACACACATATACAATTATAAACAGGTACACAAGATAGCTGAATTGTTAGGAGTTCCTGCATTAGATACACATCATCGCAAGGACAATACTATGCGTGCTGGGCCAACTGATCTACAGAAACTGCGTATCAAACAGGTGATGTTTGAAGATTATGTAAATGGTTGGTGCTAGTCTGGATAGTCTCTATAGAGAAAGTGTTGTATGGTTTCGCCATCAACCCACTGATTAAATCCTACATGTTCAGTTTCAATATCATCTGTATTTGACACCACATGCGACATAGCATCATCAAGTGCCTGCATGGTTTCAAATTCCATATCAATTCTAAACTCTGGCAAGTCCATACTGCGGAATCCTAACTTCATTCTTGTGATCCTATAGGTATGCATAGTGGGTAATTTATCAAGGAAAAGCTTCATGTTAGCAACAAAAGTTCGTGCATCTATACCTTCTTTTATATCGGCGTAAACTGTATAAACGTTCATTATTATCTGCCTCCTAGTATTTCAAATCCGTCAATTTTTGTTTTGTAATCGTCTGCTTGTCCTAAGTACAAATAATCAAAACCACGTTTTTTATATATTGCACACTCGTTTTTTAGACTACGTATGCCTAAACGCAAATTAGGATTTGCGTAATCCCATGCAAACTGTATTGCTTCAACATTCTTACTATTATAACATCTTAGCAAGCTGAATGCAACCATTTTATTTTCTTTGTCGTAGTAAGCATACACATCGTTCTTGTCGTCGTAGTATTCTTCTGCAAAGATTGGCATCACACTTTTAAATTTTTTATGTTTGCAGTATGCATTGTAGATTGCTTCAAGTGGTTTTTGAAACGGTGCTTTAAGTTTTTTGCAGTTATCCATTATTTCATAGTTTGTTTGACTAAGATCAATTCTTGCATATATCATTTTCTTGGGTCTTTTCTGTGTGCAAATATTTCTTGCAGATATTCTTCGTTCCATCCATCATAGTAGCCTCTGTGAGCCAACATCTTTGAATGATCCTGAAGTTTTGTTTTGTCTTGTATGAGTACAAGTGCATATTTACCCATGTTAAAACACACACCGTTTTGTTCTTCAACAGTGTCTGGGTGATCAGCAAGTGCTAGTAGGTTACGTTTGGTAAATCCTTTTGAACAGTTTACAACATCAACTACAAAATTAAAGTATGCATCATCGTACTTCTTGGGAGGATAAGCGTATATAACAACATCGTTTTTGCCTAAATATTTTTTCTTAGCAAACAGAAACAAATCACGTTCGAGATCATCTCCTAGCCTAACATCATATTTGTTGCGTAGTCTTGCCTGTTGGGCAAAAGGACATGGCGGAAAGTTGCCCAATGCAGGATGCGGAACTTCAACAAAGCTAATCAACCACTGTTCAATATCTGCTTTTACTTGATCTATTACCAAAACGGTTGTCCAGTTTTCTTTGCAGTTTCTAAGTTTTCTTTGATAAGTTTTCCCATCATCTCACGCTCGGGTCCACTCATTTGTGAGATTTCGCTGTAGGTTACACCACCTCGCATAAACCAAACCATTTTGAACATGTCTTCTTTTAGGCCCTTAACTTCTTTGTCCATGTCTGCGATAATCTTTTCGATTTCTTCGGGACCGGACGTTAAGAGCCTTATGCGAAAAAATTTGCAACATTAAGTGTAAACGGAGTGGTGTACTCATGTTTGCAATCATTGCAGACAATTTGTAAAGGACTCATCTCACCGTCGCGTTTTACTTTTTCAATCTTCTTGCGTATTTTGTCAAATGATTTGTTATTGCAATTTTGCAAATACTCTTTGATATGATCCTTGTCAACTACAACATCATCTCCTGTTTTCATCATGCTTATGCTATCAGCAATTGCATTAAGAGTCAATAGACTGATATTATTAAATGCCTGCTGAAGTGCGGCAATCTTTTCTTCTTCGGGCATGTCTGAAGTTGGTAATGCTTCAAGCATTTTTTGATCTTGGAACTGTGCAGTGTTGTTATCGTTTTGATCTTTGTAGGTAAGAGGTTTAAAGTAGACAGTTATATCACCAATGGTCACAGGCTCTGAAAAGTCTGGCATCTTAATCTTATCCATAATTTCACGTAGGTCAATGCTAAAGTCATTTGATTCTTCGCATTTTGGACACTTGCTGGTAAAATCCATTTCATGACCGTAACTGGCGATTCTTATTGC